CAGAATAGGCGTTTTTTTAGCCGTGCTCATTGACACCACATCGTATTTGTCTAGGCGTTGCTTGATATCTGCCTGGCATTTGGCATCCAGTTCACCGGCAATTTTTATGCGGTAACTGAACTCCCTGGCATCTTCTATTAAGTATTCTTTAAAACTTTTCATAGGTCATTCCTAGTTTATGATTTATTTAGCGTTTTTAATGTTTTACTTCGCCTTCTTTTAGTCTACGCATGAGTTCGTTGCGATCTAAAATCACGCCTTCTGCTGTGGGTATAGCAGTGGGGCTGCTGAGTGAATCTTCTGATTGCCGCAGTTGATCGCCTTTGAGTTTGGCGTGCTTGAGTTGCAGGTCAATTTGACGCAGTTTTTTGTTTACCTTGGCTGTTTTAGCAGTGATAGCGTGCCCCAGCATGGTGCCAGCCACAGCAAATATCTCACTTGCGTATCTGCTGTCCACTTGCATACCCAGATTCATCAAATCTTCGTAACTTTCCTTGGCCAAGCCCACTAGTTCGTCAATTTCCGTGTCAGCTGCTTCCAGGCCCTTGACGGCAGGCAGGGCCGACTCTATGCGTTCTAAGTTGGCCAACGCTGTGGCAGTAACGGGCACATCTTCCGATTCTATCTGCACAGCCGGAGTTTCCACCACAGTTTCTTCATCCTGCGGCAATTCAAACAATTCTTCTAATTTTTTGGTCACCTACGACCTCCTTGATAAAATATGTCTTCTTCTGTGACTACTCTAAAAGTCAAACCTTGTCTACGGCACCACTTGGTAGCAGCGTCCCACTTGGCATAGTTGATGGCCACGGTCATGCGTTCTCTGTTGCTGGCCTTGCTTTCAATGATGCTTTGCTTCTTGGGCTTGATTTCCACTACCTCAGTGCAGATTTGATTTTTCTTGTTAAGATACTGTACAAGAAAATCCGGAACATATATAGTCTGCTTGCCTGTCAATGGGTGCTGATAAGGAATGCGTATGCTTTCGCTGGCCCATTTAATTATGTTTTTGTTGTTGTCGCAGAAGTTCATAAAACTCAACTCCCATCCAGAACGATATCTGGGACGACCCAGGCCTACATACTTGTCGGGATTTTGGGGTACAAATTCCCCTTGAGCAAACTTGGACATTTCAATCTAGTATGGTCCTGGTCACGTAGTAGTTACTGCTGAACCTACGCACAGTACCCAATAGTGTGCTGGTGCTTTGGATTTGATTCAACCAATAGGCCATCAGTGTGTCAATAGTGATGCCTTCTCTGTTGTCAATTTGCTGTAACAGATCCTGAACCGTGATATTTTCACCGTTGCTTTGAAAATTACCTGCTATTCTGAAAAGATTGTCTGTAAACACAGCCGCAGTTTCTTTATTAGAAGTGTTTTTTTCAAAGTACCCCAAGGTATAATCGTAGGTGCTTTGATCAACAGGATATCCAAAGTCGCCATCATAGCCAGCATTGAACTGCTGATACACAGCACTGGTGCGATCTTTTACATTGTCTGGATTGTTCACCGAAGGCATATGAATATTTACCTTGTGTATTTTACCAAACCAAGGATTAGTTGCCGCCGCTGATTCTGGGTGTGTTGCTCTCGGGCACTTTACCAGAATTATTTCCCTTGGGTGGTGTGGCAAAATATCCTGTGCGATTACGATCTATCGCAGGAATTTGTGTCTTGATGGCTGTTTCTACACCTTGACTTAAAACTTGAGATGCAGTTTGATTTACTTCTTGTTTGGCAATAGATTTAAGATTCTTACCTTTGAATGTCTGCGATGCTCTTACTGCAGTCAATGCTGCACCAATGGGATTGCCTGCGGCAAGATCGTTGAGTATGCCTTGCCCAGCATCCAACAAGCCGCCCTTGCCCAGTATTGTTGCGTTACCTCCGGGTCTGGTAATAGCACTGGTCACTTGATCATAATCCTCTGTGCGTCCAAAGAATGGCGGTGCACCGGCCTTGGTAGAGCCATTGAGTGCGCCAGAATAGTATTTGACCAACTCATATTTGATTGTCATGGTATTCTGCATTGGCTGACCACCAGCAGAATAGTCATAGGTGTCATGCGCAAATTCAGTGATCATGGGATTGATCAAGGTGTATGCACTATAGTTGTGTTGATTGAATCCAAAGATTGTAATATCATTGAAGAAGTTGGGATTAGTAGCCACCCCTGGTTGTGTATTCAATGGCGAACCGCGGCCTTCGCCTACCAAACCAAAGTCGCCAGTTTGTCGTTCACCAACATAGATGTCACTGGCATTGTAACTAAAGCCGGCAAATGTAGGATCCGACCCCGGACTGCCATCGCTGGCCGGTATGCCATTGTAACTGTATTGACTGTCCTTGATATAGTATTGATAATATGCATACCACATCTGGCGTACTAGATCACTGTTGTCATCGTGAAAAGTGATCTGTACAGGATTGTAATTGATCTTGGTATTGGCATAGCGTTTGCGATTGTACTGATTGAGTTCTTCTACTTGGAATTGATAACTGGGCAGTTGCACACTTTTTACTGTTTTGCTGATAGTGCTGTTGGCTTCGCCTAGCAGTTGAAGTAGGCCTGGAATTTGCGTATTGATATTGAACACACAATGGAAAAGAAACTTGACCTTTGGCGCATATGCAAATGCGTTAGGTATGAATGTTTTGCTTGCGTGTTGATAGTCCTTGAGCTGAGGACCTGTGATCCCGCTCAAGAACCCTTTTATGAAGTCATTACCGAAGGCCATCAAGCCCTCCTAGATTAGCCGCCAGTTTGACCTGCGCCAGTGATTGAACCAAGAGCCCTGCTTACTGCTCCACCCAAGGCCTGTCCAACTCCACCACCACTGGTAGGATCGGTACCCTGCAGTGCATTATCAAATCTAATGCTCAATGCGATTGTCACCGGCTCACTGGAACCATAGTTTAGATCATTGTAGTTGGCGCTGGCTAGATAGCAACCTAAAAGATTCCAGGTTTCTAATACCACTGGTTCGATAGCACCATTGCCACCGTCTAGCATTTCGCACTGCATGGAAAACTTGTAGTTTACACCTGCTGTGGCACTGGCTTGCTCATAGAAATCCAATTGTTTCTGTAATTGCTCACCCACCAACTTTGTCACAGAACCCGAAGCATCATCGCGAACGTTTAATGTTGTTGCTTCCCATGAATGTTTACCAGCTAGATAAATTTTGCTGTTGTAGATATCGATGGGAATTTCGTCAAACGACACACTGGGTCTAGCAAAATCAATAACCTGTTTGGTTAATTCTGTAGTTTCTGTGCTGACACCAAAGCCGTAGAGTAGTACGCGGAATCGGTACTTGAGCTTGGGCATCAACAGGCCTTGATTACCTTGACCTTCAATAGGTACTGTTAGGTTCTGCAAGCTCTGTACGGTCTGTGATGAAAGTGGCATTTCTGTTTCTCCTGTTACTGTTATTTAGCCCTGGGTTGGGAAGCTAAAATAAGGGTCTCCCCTTATTTTACCCGGCTGTTATCTCTCCTGTGTTCTTGACACGGATTGGTATGTAGATAAATTCAACTGTTTTAACTGGCTCAACAGCAATATCAACCAGCAGTTCGTTGCGATCCACGCGGTCAGGTGGATTGTTTGATTCGTCGCACACTGCCAAGTAATCATAAAGACCACGTTTTGCTACCAAATCATTCAATATTGTTGTCACTGTGGCCAAGACCTGATTGCGTGTGAATGCATCATTGGGCTCAAACAAGTAGGGTTGTACTGCTGTGGCCAACTGTGTACGAAGATAAACTATCAAACGTGCCACGTTCACACGATTCAGTGCCGATCCTACATTGTAACGTGTCTTCTGACCATAGGCAGTGATGCCTGTGCCGGGAATAAACGTAATAGGATTGATAGCGTTGTCATACAAGATGTCACGCAGGTCACGGCCCATGTTGGTCTGTGTAAACTCTCCAGTCTGACCATTGATATAACCAATACGTGCTGCGTTGTCTATGACACCGCGACGTGTACCAGCAGGAGCAAACCACGGATAGCTGGCTTCGTCTGAACGCACATATGTACGCAACATCATGTGGCTAGGCGGTTGTACCACCACAGCACCATTGACGTTATTGGTCTGGCAAGAAGGATAGTATGTGGCCACATAAGGATCACCTGTGGTTACATAATCTTCTGGCAGAACTTGTGCGCCGGCCAAATCGTTGGTAGCATAGGCCTGCAAGGGCTGGCTCAACGCTGGCAGTCTCATGGGTGTATCACCAATGATAAATGCTGTGTTGCTGCGATCATTGTTCAGCACCACCAAGTTCTGGATCAACTCTGGATACTGTGGACAGGCCAGCAAGTTGAAAATACGTGCATCTTCGCGAGCTTCTGAACTTACATCAATAGCAGCACGCAGAGCCTGTACAATCAAAGCACGCTGTGCTTTACGTCCGGCATACATAGCACCATTGTCACGAAGACCCGATGCTGTGACCCAGGTATATGAATACGTAGGCAAAGTCAGATCAGGATAGTTCTGTGATGTAAACAAGTTTGTGGTAAACTGTTTGACATTAAAGCCCGAACGACGCATATTCCAAAGTAGTATTCCTTCAGGATATAGATCAGGATCAGGTGCATCCAAATCCAAGTAGTCACTGTACAACAGGCTTTCGATAGTGGGTATGGGATCGTTTACCGGATCCACTGTGCCCGAACTAGCCCAACGTGCGTCAGCAAACGCAATACCGTTTTGACTGGTCTGATCAGCATTGTCAATCAACACCCACTGATAATCACCGGGTGCTACTTCTTCGTAACGTTTGATAATAGGATAGTTATCAAGATCGCTGGTATCAATCCACAACTGTCCTACTTGATCAGTGATTTGTATTTCACTGTTATTCACTGTCATGGTAGTGGGCTCTGTGGGACTGATGATAGGACCTGCATCATTTAATCCTGTGCTGAGGTTGTAACCACGGATGTCTGCAGTTACATTATAATAACCTTTCCATTGTCCGCCATCTTTGATCATGATGTCAACTTGATCTGCAGCAGAGTAGTACCAGTACGTGCCATTGTCGGGCAAGCGATCTGGTGCTGTGGGCTGGAAGTAAACTTCAGTGCCAAGCGCCCAGGTGCTGCCGTCGACCCAGTTACTGAGTTCAGTGACATCGCCATCTCCGCCTAACCCGGCTGAACCAAAATAATAGTTGGTTTTGGCATTGACCGTGACAGTGGTGGCCACACCATCGTTGGCAACAAAGCCAGCAGTGGTTATAATTCCTGTACTGCCAGCACCATCCTGCAGCAGTATACTACCGCCGTATTCATGTGTTAGAATGATATAACCCTGTGCGTTTACCTCGGCCGACACACCGTCTAAGTTAGCACTAAACACTGCGGTAACAAAATCTTCAGCAGCGGTTCCATTTACTTCAACCTCTACTGGTGTGGCATAACTGCTACTGCCTTTAATTGTTGCAGAAATCCAGAATGTGCTGGGCGAAGAAAATTCTATGTCGTTGCTGATACCTTGCGCATTCGTTGGGCCCGAAGCATATCTTTGGAACAACTTCATGCCAACCAGTCCATTAAACACTGTGTTGGTACTGGGAGTAACTACAAAATCATTGGAGTCATCAGCAGGGTGGATCTGAGCATATGTAGCACCGGCAGCAATATTTCTTCCGCCGCCCGAAGGATCTAATGCTGCATTGACAGCTGCATCACTGACATACAACGGACAACTTTGCTGTACAAATTGTAATAAAGTTGAACTCCATTTGCTGAGAGTGAGATTTGTTCCATTGTTCACTGCTGTGGTTTTATTCCAAACAGATCCCGAAGGACGCTGTGTGACCAAAGTGCTGGTCCAACGAGGAGGATTGGTGTGTGGACCTGCCTGTGTCACAGGAACATTATAAGTACCGGCTGTGATACCCAGCACGGTGAGCAATGAACTATATCCTGAAATAGTGATAGTTCCCAGAGCACCACCTGTGGGCTGTGCTGTGGAGTCGCCATAGATATTAAGACGATTGTTTAATGCGGCTGCACTAATACCTGTGATGCCAGCCGCAACAATGGCCTGGGCCAGGACTGTGAGTGTACTACCTTGTGCGTTGGGTGTCCATAGAGAATCAGGATCACCTACGACCAATCCACCAGAGTCTCCGACTATCACGGCACTGGAAGTATTGTATCCACCAGTGATTGCTGAAATACTGGTCAATCCCGAAGCTACACCAACTCCCCAGGTCAAACCATCAGATGACAGATAAACCTGTCCCGAAGAAGAAATAGCAACAAACTGACCTGCGTTGTAGGTAACATCCACTAGATTAACTGTTGAAGGTACAGCAGATGTTGTGACTTCAGCAAAGGCACCAGAAGCTAAAATATTACCTGTACCGTTATAGCGTACAATAGTTCCGCCATTGCCAACTGCAACTACCACGTTGCCGTTGTTAAGAGCACAGGCCACAGCATTAAGCCCATTGGTAAATCCAGATACCGAAACGTTGGCTGTGCCGGCAAATGCATTAGGTGTATACAGTATCCTACCACTGGAACCAACTGTGACATACTGGCTGGTGCTGCCTATACGAGTGACATCGTACAAGGTGGCAGATGTAGCACCATTGGCACCGGCTGCTGAAAAAGTTATGACGCTGTCACCAGTAGATGGTGCCTGATATATGATACCATTGTCACCTACTGCTACCCAAGCATTGCTGCCGTTGTAAGTAATACCACGGAATGCACCACCGGCGCTGATACTGGCTCTCACTGCCCAGGCTGTGGCATTGGCACCACCTGTGATAATATTTGCCACACCAGATGTGGAACCAGCACCAACTGCTGCATATGCTGTGCCATCTGTGGCCACTGCAAATAGATTTCCTAGATATCCGTTGGTATTGGCTGCAGTCCAAGTGCCGTTGACGTTGGCCGAATTCACATAGTAAACTTCGTTGAGCGCGGCATTGGCTTCGCTGGTAGTTCCCACAGCTACATAGGTATTACTACCTGCACCGTAAGCAACATCTGTAAAATCTGCTACCACACCTAGATCAACTGTGCTGCCGTTGATGGTCAAGTATCCGTTGAGCGAAGTATTGACTGCGCTGGATTGTATTGTGGGCCAAACTGCTTGCCAATCAGTGGAACCAACTTCAACCCACTGATTATAATTGGAATCTGTGCTAGGTATGGTATTGCCTGCTTTGTAGTACAGCGGTAAATCTGTGTTGGTTGCAACTATGGCATAATCGCCTATCATACCAACAGTATTTGCTGGTGCAACATTGGCACTGGTTAGATCTGAATCGGTAATAACTGTAGGCGTTTTTAATGTAAATGCTCCGGTTCCTGATCCAGCAGTGCTGTTCCATTCAAAGACACCAAATGTGCTGGCATCTGTGTCCAACCAATAGGTGTTGTTGGATGGATCGCCCAAGGGACGACTTAGACTGGCCGTTAATGCTGCCAAGTCAATGTTTGCACGCATCATGAATGCGCGGTTGCTGACGCCTAGCACTGAGTAGGCAGCCAACAAGCCATATTCGTTGAGTTCATAACCGTTGATGGGCGTACCAGCGGTGGTTGTGTAGAAGAATGGATTACCAAATGTGGTGGCCATATCACGCTGGCTGGTAATTAAATATACCTTGCCTGCGTTGACTTCCAGCGTACCTGCTGCTATGCCTGTACCTGTGCCAGAAATTTTGTTCTGGGCTGATGCAAAAAGTATGAAAGGTACGGTACCTGCTGCTGCGGGTAAGTATTGACTTTCATCTATGACTGTGACTTCGACGCCCGGTGAAATTAATGCCATGGTTTAGTTCCTTTATATCCAGTTGTAGATATTTATAAAGAACTGCGAAATCTGGCTGGTTATGGCGACCTACTAAGTAGGTTTTGCTGTAAATATGTGTATGAGACCCTTGTGCAAAGCCTGCGAACGCAGGCCCAGAGCCATTGCTTACTATCGCAACGACAAGTGTGTGTATCGCAGCAGATGCACCGAATGTGAACGGCGGCACAAAAAAATTCCGCCACAGACACCACGCTGGTCTGCACAGGGCTACAAGTTGAAAAAAGCCTGTGACCTATGCGGGTTCCGTGCCAAAATAGCACGACAACTCATGGTGTATCATTTGGATGGGAATTTGAACAACAGCCAATTGCATAATCTACGCACAGTGTGTCATAACTGTGCTGTAGAACTAAGCTGGGACAAGAGTGTCTGGCGCCGTGGTGACCACGTTGAGTAACGCATCAATCTGGCTGTACAACTCATCCAGGGAGTTGTTGTTGTCAATCACATGATCAAAATCACTGCCAATCCAGGATGTTTCGCTGGGATGGATTTTGTAATCTTCCATTTTGGACTTGCTCAGCGCCCAGCCAATGAATCTAGGGCCAGCATTGACTGCTTCGGCGTGTCTGTACCATTCGGGATCAGGACCACGTTTCACACGAATTACCAAACCGTTCTGTTGCTTGATGGCGGCAATTTCATTGGGAAATCTGCAGTCACTGATAACGATGTCGTCCTGGGATTTTGATAGTTTGTTTTCCACAGCAGCGATCCAGATATCATCGTGGAAGGCTCGGCGGCACACTTCTGTGCCCCAATACTGTAGTATCCAACGCGGTGTTAGATGCGGTATGCCCAGTCTTTCTGCCCACCAGGTGTCCACACATTCGCGCCATTCTCTGCTGCTTTTGCTACGTCCTTCCAGCATTTCCCTGTCCCAGCCAAACACAGCGGCCACTGCGTCTTTGAGGCTGTTGGCAAAGGATTCTCTGCGGAATTGATGTATGTTCACTAGATAGTCAGCGATGGTGTCTTTGCCTGAGCCGATAAGACCACAGACACCAATGATTCTTTTGGACATTATCGCCCCCTGCCGCTGGTTCTGCGTACTTTGGAGCCACCAAAACCCCGGGAGTTTTTAGGTCCCTTCGGCGGAGGCGGTGCCTTGGGCTTTGGTGACATGACTGGCGTTGTTGTGTGATCCACAGCAACGTTGGCATTGGCTGATATACCAATGCGTTCAAATAATTTAGGAATTTTTTTCTCTACCACTGTTGCCTCCCTGCGTATATGTATTTTATAACATCTTTAGAGAGAGTGCAAATTTTTAGGCAAGAATATCTGAAGCAGTTTACCCTTGTACCCAGTAGTAAGGCTGGCTGCCATCCACGTACTTCTGTAGATCATCAATCAACTTGGCCATGTCTTCTTTGGCTTCGGCCTTGAGTTGTGCGCCATTCAGCGTGGTGCCACCGCCGGGTCCGGCAATGGAGTTGAATTTTTCACGAGCCTCGCCAATGATCTGTTTGCACACAGCATAGGTGTAGTCACGGATCCAAGGCAGTATGCGATAGTCGGTCAAGAGTTGTATTTCGGGACGCATCTGATCGCACCACAGCAGGATCACTTCGCCTTCGCCCTTGGGATAGTTGATGATGTGCAGCACCTTGGTCACCGGATTGTAGGTGTAGTTGATGAATCCACCAAACATTCTAGCAGCCTGCTCTACATATTGGGTATAAAAGTCGTAAGTGGCTAGACCGCCTGAATAGTTGAAATTCAGCAGGTATGTATTCATGATGGCACTGCTAAAGGGATCGAAACTTTGGCTGAAAGGACCTTGGGCAAAACCAATGGTACGGCGGAAGATCTGACGTACATTGTAGATCTCCTGCGGCAATGTGTAGTGTGTTAGATCGCTCTGCAGGGTGATAAAGTTATAGGCTTCTTCGTAGGCATTTTGAGCCCGTTGCCTGTAGGTCAATACTGCCTGTTCATAGGCCACTTCATAGTCCGGGGCGTTGAGTTCTACGTCAACCAAGTTGCCGCCCAGGCGGGTGTTTACATAGTCAAATACTTTGGATTTAAGATTGGTCAGTGTATCACTCATAAGAAAAGCCCTGTGCTGTATTTAGCACAGGGCCGGGTGCTGTGAGTGTTAGTTTACCAGACTTTTAGGATTATGAGATTTTCGTTGAAACGCCCGTTGAGTTTGATTTCAGTGGCTTTGATTTCCTTGAAGTATTTGCGAGCCCCGGGTTTGCCACCAGCAAACAAGGCTTTGAGTTGATCTGCTGGTTTGCGCAGAGTTTTGCTCACGCTGAGGTTGGCATCAAAACCAATGATGGTGTTGTTTTTCACAGTCATT